ATGGATTTCATCGACCGACCGCCGCCGGCCCCTATGCCTGCGGCTCGCATACGCACGCTGTACGCGCAAAACCCCACCGACCAGGCCCGGGCTATGGCCTGGGAGATCTGGCGCCTGCAGCGCGTTATCGTGGCCCTGGAAGCGGGGTTAGCCCATGCCGCCCGCCTGCGTCACCGCCAAGACATCCTTGATCGTGTAACCGAGCTGCGCGAATACCTGGCCGGTGAACCCTGTTTGAATGAAGCGCATCCAGTGAAGCCCGGAGCGCGCCGCGGCGGACCACCCTGACGCACGGCAGGGCCAAAAAAAGCCCCGCGTTGCGGGGCTGGTCATCGTTGTACGCTGCGCGGTCAGGCGCGCGGGACACCGGGCGTTCTGTCCTCTTCGACGCCGACGACATACGGACGGAACTGCATGACCGGCATGCCGAGCCATGAATTCAGTTCCGAAAGCCGCGCTTGAAGCGGTTCGATTTCATTGCGCGCAAACACCTGGGCGGCCGGCAGCACGGCGCCGAAGCCCCCCGTGTTGCCGGGAACAATGCCCATGAGCTGGGGCGGCACGCGATGAGCCGCAAGCACGTCATCACGCGTGACCGCCTTGATGTTCAGGAACTCGTCTTTGGCCGCCACCTCGCTCAGCGGAATGATCTGCACGCCCTCCTTCTTTCCGTTGGGCGAGTGCAGGAACAGGTTGCGGAAGTTGCCCCGACCCTTTGCCCCCTTCAATGCCGAACGAATCGCGTCAACGTCTTCCTGGCTCGCACCGTCGTCGGTGAAATACATGATGAACCCGGCGTGGCTTCCGTTGTTGTAGTAGCGGCGCCGGAACAGCGTGGCGCTCTCGTTCAACCACGCGCTTTGCAGGGTGCTGAGATATTCCGGCAAGCCGTACACCTCCTGATTGATATCGGCCTCGCGCAAATGCCAGACGCTGCCACGCTCGAATTCATGCTCAATGCGCGAGTGCGGCACGAAGAAATGCGTATCCGGGTCAACGCCTACGCGCGTGAACTTCGCCAACGAATGGCGCAGGCCAATCACGCGACCGGTGCGGCTGAGCCGCCTTTCGATGAAGGCGTTGCCGAAGGTCAGGTAGTTGAGCGCGAGTTCCTTGACCATGGCCGTAGGCAATAGCGGGTGCGGAATGTAGGTGCTGGCCAGCACGTTCGCCTTGAAGTAGATGGCGCTGCTGTGGTGCGTGCTGGCGCGGAACGACTTGGCCAGGCCTTCAAAGCTGATGGGCGGCTCGTACCATCGCCCATTGTCCAGGCATTCCAGATAGTCCAAGATGTCGCGCCGGTCCATCACAGGCACGGCGTCATCAAACGTGAACGTGTCCGCCGTGAACCGCGAAGCGGCGCCGCCGCTATACGCCAGGGGCGCGCCGTGACGGTCTACAAGGGTACTCATCAATTAATCTCCAGAATAGTCCGGCCTGCGCTCTCGCCCGCCAGGGATTCATAGTCAAGCGAGTGCATGCACGCCCAAGCCAGATCCGCGTGGCTGGTTTCCTTCGCGCGGCCTGCGGTGTAGGTAACGGCGTTGCCGCTCGCGGTGATCGTCTTGCGGATCGCCATGAATGCGCCCGCGATATCGTTCATGCCGGCGTCAAACAAGAACCGGCCCGCGCGTATCAGCTCCTGCGCCTTCAGCACGAGCCGCGTTTTCACTTCGGGGCTGTAAATGATCTTGCGCACGCGCGGGAAGAACTTCTTCACCAGCTGATACACACCGTGGCCCAGGCCCGTGGCGTCAATGGCAATGTCCACGACGTTGTATTGCTGCATGAGTTGCTTTATGCGCTCGGCCTGATCCTCGAATTCCTCGCCGCGCAGTTGGTAGCGTTCCAACACGCGGAACGCCCCTCCCGGCTTTGTCGGCAGGGCCATCACCACAAGGCCGGCCGAATCGCCCGTCAACGACGGGTCATAGCCAATCGACACGGGATGGTGGCCATAGCGCCGAAGCCCAAACCAATTCACATCCGTCCAATCCACCATCGCATCGACCATGCAGGACTGCATGACCTTGAGCGGAAACACGCTGGCCGTGTCGTCGATGAACTCGCACATCAACAGATTGGCGAACTCATCGGGGCTGTATTCGAACCTCAACTCGTCAATATCGAAGAGGTTGCAGCCGCCGGCCTCCGCGTCAAGAATGGTGACGATCTGCCGCCACTTCCTGTCGGCTGCCAACATGCCATCCTTTAGGGCCGCGTGGCTGACATCGATGGTCGCGCGTTCGGCCTTGGGGCGGCGCTTGTTGAACTGATCGCCGTTCCAGACCTTGAACGCTTCGTGCGACATGGCGGACGGCGTGCTGAAGTAGGTCTTTCGGTACTGCTTGTGCAGCGCCATCGCGCTGGCGACCTTGTTCAACTCCGTGAAGCGCGGCACCCAGAAATACTCATCGAAGTAGAAATTGCCGTGGTGGCCCTGCGCCGTGCGTGCGTTCGTTCCCAGGAAGATCAGCTGCGCACCGTTGGGCAAAACGATGGGATCGCCCTTCAAGTCCACGTCTGCATGCTCTCGCGCGAAGGCGATGATGTACTGCTTGAACACATGCGCCTGGGCCTTCGACGCGGACAGGAAGATCTGATTGCGGCCCGTGGCGATGGCGTCAAGCAATGCCTCGCGGGCGAAATACCACGTTGCGCCGATCTGGCGGCTCTTCAGGATCATGCGCGTGCGCTGATCCGCGTTGCGATACCAGACCTTTTGATACCCGAAGATTTCGCGCTCGAAGGCCTGCAGCAGCTTGGCCGCCTGTTCCTCGCTGATCGCGTTGCGCTCTGGCTTCTTCTTCGGACTCGCGTTGCGTCGCTCGATGTTCGGATTTAGGTCCGACTCCTTTCCTCCGCTTTCATACCGGCGCACACGCGTTGTGCGTTCGAGCTGGCGTCCCAAAAGGTCAATTTCCTTGAAGTCGATGCCCTCCTTGCGCTCTTTCGCTATGAGGGTCGCCAGGCGCGTTTCCAGGCTGCTTTCGATCTTCTCCGCCGCCGACGCCTCGTCCCACTTGTCGCGGGTCTTCCAGCTGTGGACTGTAGTGCGCTTCTCGCCCAGTTCGCGCGCAATAGACGACACGCGCCACCCCATCCAGTAGAGGTGACGCGCGCGGCGGCGAGGGTCTAGCGGTTCGGTGATTTGCAACATGGTCGCCATGCTGCCGGTAATCCTCGCGCGCGCGTGAGAGTCCCTGTTGTCGCTGCGCGATGCACAACCTCACAACGTGGCGCTCGGGCGGCGCTGCGGCCACCATGGCAACACTGAAAGACCGCGACCCCGCACACCAACAACCTTGCGAGATACCCCGCCATGAGCAAGAAGTTTTTCCGCGTTGCCCAGGAAGGCCAGACCACGGACGGCCGCGTCATTGAACGCAAGTGGCTCCATCAGATCGCCGAGACCTACGACCCGAAGAAGTACGGCGCGCGCATCAACATCGAACACATGCGCGGCCTGCTGCCCGATAGCCCATTCAAGGCGTACGGTGACGTCTTGGCGGTCAAGGTCGAAGACAACGCCGACGGCAAGGCGGAACTCTTTGCGCAGCTGGACCCCACCCCGGAACTCATCGCGTTCAACAAGGCACGCCAGAAGGTGTACACGTCCATCGAGATCGATCCCGACTTCGCAGGCACCGGCAAATGCGGCCTGGTCGGCCTGGCCGTCACGGACTCGCCCGCCAGCCTGGGAACCGACTATCTGGTGTTCTGCGCCGGCATCAAGGATCCGGCCAGTAGCCCGCTGGCACATAAAAAACAGAAGCCGGCCAACCTGTTCACGTCCGCCGAGCTGGTCGCGCTGGACTTCAGCGACGGCGCGGATCCGGCCGAACAAGACGAATCAACGAAAACCTTCCTGGGCAACCTGGGCAAGCTCTTTAGCTTCCTGAACGGTCAGCAGCAGCCCGCCACCAAGCCCGAGCCGGCGCCCATTCTGCCCGCCGGCATGAATGACTTCGCGGCCGACCTGCGCAAGAACCTGGAAACGTTCGCCACGGCAAAGGACGCTGAAATCAAGGCAGTGTGCAACGAACTGGCCGAATTCAAAAAGAACGCCGTCTCGCGCGAAGACTTCGACGCGCTGCGCAAGGAACTCGACATCACCGACCGCAACCACAGCCAGCGCCCGACCGCGACCGGCGGCGCCGGCGAAGTCGAAACCGACTGCTAATCCAACATCCCTATCAGGAGCAACACCCATGCGTAACGACACCCGCAAGCAGTTCGACAAGTACCGGGCGCGCGTCGCCCACCTGAACGGCGTTTCCGACACGTCGGCGTCCTTCTCCGTGGACCCCGCTATTCAACAGACCATGGAGCAAAAGATTCAGGAAAGCTCCGCCTTCCTGACCTCCATCAACATGCCCATCGTGGTCGATCAGCTTGGCCAAAAGATCGGCCTTGGCGTTGCCGGCCCCTCGGCCAGCCGCACCGACACCACCACGAAGACCCGTGCAACGCGCGACATCACCGCGTTTGACCCGAACGGCTACCAATGCGTGAAGACCAACTTCGATACGCACCTGACGTATGCCAAGCTCGACGCCTGGGCGCGTCACAAGGCATTTCAGAATATGGTCCGTGACGCCGTGCTGAAACGCCAGGGCCTGGATCGCATCATGGTCGGCTGGAACGGTACGCACGCGGCGGCAGACACCAGCCTGACTCAGTACCCGCTGCTGCAGGATGTCAACAAGGGATGGCTGCAGAAGATCCGCGAGCGCGCGGCGTCCCGCGTGATCAGCGAAGGCGCGGCAACGGGCAGTAAGGTGCGCATCGGCAAGGGCGGCGATTACGCCAACATCGATGCGGCTGTTTTCGATCTGGTCACCGCCCTGGAACCGTGGTTCCAAGACGATACCGAACTGGTCGCCATCGTCGGGCGCGGTCTGCTGCATGACAAGTACTTTCCGCTCGTCAACAACAGCGAAGCCGCCACCGAGAAGGTGGCCACCGATATCATCATGAGCCAGAAGCGTGTCGGCGGTCAGCGTGCGGTTACCGTGCCATTTTTCCCGGCCGGCACCGTCATGCTCACGCGCCTGGACAACCTGTCCATCTACGTGCAGGAAGGAAGCCGCCGCCGTCACATCAAGGAAGCGCCCGAGCGTGATCGCGTCGAATTCTACGAGTCGTCCAACGAAGACTACGCGCTCGAAGACTACGGCTGCTGCGCCCTGCTGGAGAACATCCAGCTTCTGGACGCCGAAGGCAACCCCATCGCCGAAGGTGGCCAATAATGGCCGGCCTGGTCAGACGGCATCAGATGCGCGTGGCCGCGGCGCTCGCCGCCGCATCCACGCCCGCCGACGCGCCTGCACCGAACTCCGGGCCGTATGAGCTGATGATGCATGCGCTGGTCAACGACCGGCGCATGCTCAAAGGCGTGCAGTCCATCGAGCGCAAGATTGAACTCAAGCGCGAGATGCTGGACAAGTACCGCGACTACGTTTATGGCGTTCTGGTGGCCGACAAGGGCGGCCAGGATGAAGTTGTGGTGACGGTAATGGTCTGGCTGCTGGACACGCTGCAATTCCGTTCCGCGCTGGATCTGGCCGCCTATGTCCTGCGTCACGGCATCAAGCTGCCACCGCAATACACCCGCGACGTACCAACGCTACTGCTGGACGAGATCACGGGCGCGGTGCTGGGCGATCGCATCGAGCCGAGCGAGCGACTGCTCGATGAGCTGCTCACGCTGCAAGGCCTCACGGCAGACCATGACGCTCCGGACCAAGCCCGCGCCAAGCTGCACCGCGCGATGGGTGAAACCCTCACGCATCTGGCCGGCGAACTGCCGGACGAAGACACCCGCCGCATGGCGGCCGCTGCCTTGCAGCACCTGAACCGCGCCAAGCAGCTCGATGCGGCTGTTGGTGTGGTCAAGCTCATCGAGCAGCTGGAACGCAAGATCAAGAAGGCCGAAAGCGGCACGCCGCCCGAGGTAGGAGGGGAAGGCCAGGCGCCGACCTCGCCCGCCCCGGGTCACGAGACGCCGCCCCAGGCATAACTGAGTGCCCCCAACGCACACGGCGGCGCGGGGCTGAAGACGGGCAATGCCCGACCGGACGCCCCGCCCACCGCCGACTACCGACCCGCTGACATGAGTTTCAACGCCACGCAACCAAAGCCTGTAAGCGAAGACGTCATCAAGAATGATGGCTTCTGGCCCGACATCAGCCCGTCTGACGCCCGCGCAGCCGTGCGCCTGGATGACGGTACGGTGACGCCGGGCCGGCTGCGCCAGGCACTCACCACGGCGATTCTGGAAGTGGGGCGCGACTTGACGGACTGGACAGACGCGCGCCGCGCCGAGGGATACGCCACGCTTTCCGATGTGCCGAGCCGGGCCACCGTCGACGGCAAGTCCATGCTGCTGCTCAGCTACCTGCAGGCGGTGTACTGCTACGCCAAGGCCTCGATCATCGAGCGCATGCCGGATTACGACCTGACGGCGGCCGGTCAGCGCAAGCAGGAGGCATTCACCGACGCGCCGGCGGACTTGCGGCGGGACGCCCTGTGGGCGATTTCGCTCATCAAGGGCCGCCCGCGCGCCACGGTGGAGCTGATCTGATGCAGGTACGGGCGCAACAAGGCGACACGGTGGATGCGATCTGCTGGCGGCACCTTGGCACCACGCGCGACGTGGTGGAACAAACCTACGAGCTGAATCCCGGCTTGGCCGACCTGGGCGCGGTGTTGCCGCATGGTCTGCTGGTCACGCTTCCGGATTCAGCCCCTCAACCTTCGACGGCGCAGACCGTCACCCTTTGGGACTGAAAGCATGGCCGAACCCTCGACCGTAACCGGCGCCATGGCCACCACGCTCATTTCCGGCGCGGCCATGGCCCAAATCCTGCCCCTCGTTGACGCCAACGCCGTGTTCGGCGCGGTCATTGGGGCGGCGCTGGTGGCCAGCACGAAAAAAGACCTGACTGCCTGGAAGCGCTTCGTTTCGTTCCTGCTCTCCGCGCTGTGCGGTTACGGCGGTGCCGGCGAAATCGTCGCGCGCGAGCTTGCCAAGGAAACCTTCCTGCCGGCGCTCATCGGCGCCTTGGTCATCGTGCCGCTGGCGCTCAAGCTGCTGGCCATGGTTCCCGATATCGACTTGGGCGGGCTGCTGCGCCTGCCTCGCAACGGGGAAAAGAAATGAACGCCCTCACCGCTACACCGGCCCTTACCGCCGTGGCCGTGGCGTGCGCCCTGGTGTACGTGGCCACCGCCGCCCGCTTCCTCTGGTATCGCCCGAACGGTGCGCGGCACCGCCGCATTCTCTCGCTCGTTGCGTGCCTGCTGATCGCGGCCCTGTTCTGCCGCGCAGGCCAGATCCTGCTGCTGCGCGATCCGGCAGGCCTGCCGGAGCTGGTCATCGCGGCGCTCGTCTGCGCTGCCGCGTGGCGCGTGCGCGGCAACCTTGCAACCCTGATTCGGAGCTGCCCCGATGCGTGACATCCTGAAAATGGGCGATATAGGCCAGGACGTATCCGACCTGCAGGCGGATCTGCGCCGCGCCGGGTTCGACGTTCCCGCCACCGCCGTCTATGACGAGGTCACGCGAGACGCCGTAGCGACCCTGCAGCAAGCGCGCGGGCTGGTGGTGGATGGTAGGTATGGCCCGAAGTCCCGCAACGCTCTGGCGGGCTTTGATACGTCCCGCATGCTGCGGGAATCCGACCTGATCACCGCTGCCGACCGCCTGGACGTGCCACTGGCGAGCATCAAGGCCGTGAACGAGGTGGAATCAAGTGGCCGCGGATTCCTCGCCGATGGCCGCCCCGCCATCCTCTTTGAGCGGCATGTGTTCTGGCGCCAGCTACTGGCCCATGGAATCGACCCGGCGCCGCACGCCGCCCTGCGACCAGCCATCGTGAACCAGAAGCGCGGCGGCTATGCCGGTGGTGCAGCCGAATACACCCGGCTGGCGGCGGCTTCGCAGATCTGCGCGCCGGCCGCCCAGGAATCCTCGAGCTGGGGCGCATTCCAGATCATGGGCTATCACTGGGAGGCGCTGGGCTTCGCCGACATTGAAACCTTCGTCGCCACGCAAAGCCGCAGCGAGGGCCACCAGCTGGCCACCTTCGTGGCGTTCGTCCTGGCCGACCCGGCATTGCATCGGGCGTTGAAGGGCCGCAAGTGGGCGCAATTCGCGCGCGCCTACAACGGCCCGGCCTACGCCGAGAACCTCTATGACGTGAAGCTGGCGCGCGCTTATGAGCGATTCTCCGGCGGCAGCGCAGGGGCCGAAGCATGAACGCCATGGCCTGGCGCATCGCGCCGTATCTGCTCGTTGCTGTGCTGACTCTGTTCGCCTGGCTTCAACGCCAGACCCTCGCACAGCAGGAAACCACCCTAAAAACCTATGGCGCGGTCATCGAGAGCCAAGGCAAGCAGATCGGCGACCTGGCCGAACGCCTGACCAGCCAGCGCCTGGACCTCGCCGCGCTGACTGCCCAGCAAGAGGGCTTCCGCGCTGCCCTGGATGAGCGTGAACTCGATTTCGAGAGGCTGAAAGATGAAGATTCGGAAGTTCGTCGCTGGGCTGATACTGTGCTGCCTGCTGGCATTGTCCGGCTGCAGCAGCGCCCCGCCATCACCGGGGCCGCTGGTTACGATCAATACCTGCGCACCCGTGACGCCCTGCACGCTACCGGCCAGCCAGCCGAGGACAAACGGCGACCTGCAGCGGACGATTGATCGGCTTGAGGCCGCCTGGGCGATCTGTGCGGCCCAGGTGGATTCCATCATTCGTTGCCAGGACGGGGAACGCGATGCGAAAGCCCGCTGACCTGCGCGAGTACCTGACGCGCTGCAACGCGTTCCTGCAGGCCAACCCGGACCGCCTGCAGGTCTTCGTTGAAAAGGGCCGTATCGTCTGCAACGGCACGCGCAACCTCTCCCATGAGTACCGCTACACGCTGACGCTTGTCGTGACCGACTACCCCGACAGCGAAGACGAAATCATGCTGCCGCTGCTGGGCTGGCTGCGCGTGAATCAGCCGGAGCTGTTCGAGAATCCCTCACGCTGGGACACCGCATTTCAATTTGAGGTTGAACTGCTCAACAACAACGCAGTGGACATCGAGATTCAGCTTGCGCTTACTGAACGCGTCATCGTGAAGCCGGGGCCTGACGGCAGGCAGCGCGCTGAGCATATTGGCGAACCCGCCCACCCGGAATTCTCTGGCGAAGATGTCGCCATTGACGTGGTACTGCCCGAAGGCCTGGGAACGGTGGAAATTCGCATACCGGGCTGGCGCCATCCCTATGAGTGACGAATTCCAAGCCATTGAGGAATGGGCGGCGGGCCTGCTGGCACGCCTTAAGCCCGCCGAACGCCGCCGCGTCAATCGCGCGGTTGCGGTCGAGCTGCGCCGCAACGAGAGCCAGCGCATCGCCTCGCAACAGGAGCCGGACGGCTCCCCTTTCTCGCCGCGACGGGCGCCCAAGAATCTACGCGGTAAGAAGGGCCAGGTGCGGCGCAAGATGTTCGCGCGGCTACGCACGGCGCAGCACATGCGCATCGACGTGACGGACACCGATGCGGCGGTCGGCTACACCGGCCGCGCTGCACGCATTGCCCTGGTACACCAAGAGGGCCGCACCGACAGGCCAGAGCGCGGACAGGCGGCCGTACGTTATCCGCGCCGGCGGCTGCTGGGCTTCACCCAAACGTCACGCGAACGCGTACTGGATACGCTCGCTCAACATCTGGCCGGCCGTAAGTTGTAGGCGCGGCGGCGACAGCGCGCAATCCGTGCGCGCGCGAAGGCATCGCGGCACCATGGCCGCTATGCCTGACGACATCGCCGAAATCCTCCGTCTCCTTTCCAACCTGATCCGCATCGGGACCGTGTTCGCCGTGGACCTGTCCGTCCGGCCTGCGAAGGTGCGCGTGTCCACTGGCGGCCTCGAAACGGACTGGCTGCAATGGCGCGAGGCGCGGGCGGGAACGACTACGACATGGAATCCGCCCACGACAGGCGAGCAGGTCATCATTCTCTGCCCTGGCGGGGATCCCGCTGCTGGCATCGTGCTGGCGGGCCTGAATTCCGAGGCGATCCCCGCGCCGTCCGACAGCCCGGACGAGCATGTGACCGCGTACCCGGATGGCGCCCGCATCGTCTATGACCACAAAGCGGGCGCGCTGGTCGTCACGGGCGTCAAAACCCTCACGGCCGAGGTGTCGGACACCAGCACCCTCAAATGCCCCGAGATCACGCTGGACGGCAATGTGACCGTGACTGGCCTGCTCACCTATATGGCTGGCATGAGCGGCCGGGATGGCAAGGGCAACACCACCGAGATCACCGGCAACATCACGCACAGAAGCGGCAATCTGTCGTCAAACGGCGTGGTGCTGCATACGCACCGCCACCGCACCCAGGGGCTGGATGCGCTCACTACGGAGCCGACCCAATGAGCTACCTGGGGATGAACGCCCGCACGGGCCTGCGCATCAGCGGCCGCGAGCATCTGGCCCAATCCGTCGAGAAAATCCTGACCACGGCCTTAGGCACGCGCCACCGTCGGCGCACCTTCGGCGCCCTGAATGCGGACCTCATCGACACTCCTGCCAATGGCGCGGCCGTCCTGCAGCTCTACGCCGCGTCCGCAACGGCGTTGATGGCCTGGGAGCCGCGCCTACGCGTGCGCTCTCTGGCCATCGAAATGAGCGCCGATGCACCTGGCCGCGTTGTTCTGACCGTCAACGGCGACACCGACGCCGGCAGCACCAGCGCGCCGGTTTCCGTGGCCGCCACCCTCAAGGCATAGCATGGCCACGTCCAACATCATCGACCTTTCCCAGCTTCCCGCGCCGGACGTAGTGGAAGCGCTGGACTACGAACGAATCCTGGAAACGCGCAAGGCGCGGTATCTCGCGCTCTTCGCGCAAGAGGACCGCGACGCCGTGGCCAAGGCGCTGGCGCTGGAGTCGGAGCCGCTGGTCATCACCCTGCAGGAAAACGCCGAGCGCGAAGTCATTTTGCGACAACGCATCAACGACGCGGCGCGGTCCGTTCTGCTGGCGTTTGCGCGTGGCACCGACCTGGAACACATCGCAGCCGAGTACGGCGTAAGCCGCTTGGTCGTCCGGCCGGCGGACCCCGCCGCCGTGCCGCCCGTGGAAGCCATCTACGAAGGCGACGACGAGCTGCGTGAGCGCGCGCAGCTGGCATGGGAAGGCCTGTCAACTGCCGGCCCGCGTGACGGCTACATCTTTCATGCATTGAGCGCTGACGGCCAGGTGGCCGACGCCACCGCCACCAGCCCCGAACCCTGCGACATAGTTGTTTGCGTGCTATCGCATGAAGGGGATGGCACAGCGTCACCCGAACTGTTGGCCAAGGTAGGCGCCAAGCTCAACGACGAGGACACCCGCCCGATGGGGGACCGCGTGACCCTTCAATCCAGCAGCATCATCACCTACAGTGTGCGGGCCGTCCTCCACATGAAAGGCGAAGGCCCGGGCCGGTCGGTCGCGCTGGAGGCTGCCACGCGCGCGTGTCGCGCCTACGTCAACCGGCCGCGCCGCGCCGGCGTTTCGGTCTGGCAATCCGCCATCAACGCTGCCCTGCATGTCGAAGGCGTCGCACATCTGGATTTGATCGAGCCAGCGTCTGACATGGTGCTTGACCCCACCCAGGCCGGCACATGCGTGGCGGTGGAAGTCACCATTGCGCCCGGCGGTTGAGATGGCGAACAAGTCCACCCTTCTGCCGCCCTCTTCCACCCCGGTTGAGCGCAAACTTGCCCAGGTCGGCGCCGACATCGAGGACATTCCGGTGCCCATTCGCTCGCTGCGCCGCGCGAGCACCACGCCCGCCCCGCTGCTGCCCTGGCTGGCCTGGGAAAGATCGGTGGACCGCTGGGACGACGCCTGGTCGGAAGCAGCGAAGCGCAAAGCCATCGCCAATTCTTTCAAGATTCACCAGTTGAAAGGCACCATCGGCGCGCTGCGCCGCGTCGTGGAGCCGCTGGGCTATCTGTTGGAGGTGACGGAATGGCACCAGATGGTACCGGAGGGCCGGCGCGGGACATTCCGCCTAACTATCAGCGTGCTTGATGGCGGCATCTCCGAAAGCATGTATCAAGAGCTGGGCCGGCTCATCGACGGCACAAAGCGCTTGAGCCAGCACCTGATTGGCCTGGCCATCGCCGTAGAGGTGCGTGCGCCGGTGAATTACTGCATTGCGTCCTATGACGGTGACGTGATGACCGTTTACCCCTATCAACCCCAACCCGTGGAAGTCGCGACCGCCACGTCGGCCGCCCTGGCCACGCACATCATCGACACCCTGACGGTATACCCATGACTACCTATTTCGGAATCCTGACAAAGATCGGCGAGGCCAAGGAAGCCAACGCCAAGGCGCTGGGCGTCCCTGTGAACATCGCGGAGATGGAAGTTGGCGACGGCGGCGGCGTCCTGCCTGTCCCGAATCGTGAGCAAACATCGCTAGTCGGCTCCAAGCATCGCGCACCCATCAATCGGATATTCGTTGACCCGAGCAATCCATCCTGGCTTGTAGTAGAGCAGGTCATCCCGGAGCAATTCGGCGGCTGGTGGGCGCGAGAACTGGGCTTGCGGGATGCGGACGGCGATCTTGTCGCGGTGTCAAATTGTCCGCCGACATACAAGCCTCAAATGACCGAGGGGTCGGCGCGTACGCAGGTAGTGCGCTTGGTGCTGCAAGTCTCCAGCACCAACAACTTCACGCTCAAGATCGATCCGTCTGTTGTGCTGGCCACCCGACAGTATGTTGACGATGGGTTGAGCGGGAAAGTGGACAAGGATGCAGTCATCACTGTTCCCAGTGGAGGGACGGGACACAAGTACCTAACCCCAGGTAGTTACCTCATCGGCAACGGCGCCGCGCCCGTCTCGGCACGAACCGCCGATGAAGTCCTCAACGATATTGGGGCAGCTCCACGAAATTCGCCAAGCTTCACAGGCATTCCTACAGGACCGACACCCGGGCAGGGGAACAACTCAGACCAGTTCGCTACAACGGCCTTCGTTGCGCGATTTTTGAGCGCATACCCTCAAATGGTTTCCATCTCGGCTATCCCAACTTCAAACGTCGGCCCACTCATGATTGCCGAAGCAGCGGAAATGTGGCTCTGGACGCAGACCACGCATTTCACCGGCTATCGCTCGCCGCTGTGCGGCCGACCGCTGCTGGGGCACACGCCCAACCCGTTCGTCAACGAAGTCGATGCCGTGGGAGGCCTGCTGTCGAAAGCAGCGTATCCCGCACTTTGGGGGTACGCGCAGGACGCAGGCCTAGTCGTCTCCCAAGCAGTCTGGACTGCAAACATCGGCGCGCACTACTTCGTCGACGTCAACTCGACGCAGTTCCGCGTGCCGGATCTGCGCGATATGCACTTCCGATTTACCGGCACCTCTGCAGATGGCGGACCACGAATCCTCGGCACGAAGCAAATGGACGCTGGTCAGCGGCTGATAGGCGTGCTGGGTGCACCGCAGGAGATCGGTATCAATGGCGTGTTTGCTGCGCTGCCGGGCACCGCATCGCAGTTTGCCGGAAGCCCGACAAACGCACAGGCGTTTTCTCAAGTCCAGCTCGACTCAGCACGTACAGCGCGGGTGTCGAGCGAGACGCGCGGCATCAACGTTGCATTTCATCCTCGCATTCACATCTAAGGACGCATCGCATGCACCACATCATCGTCTATCAGACCGACCCGAGCGGCATTTTCTTGCATGAAATCACGGCGCATGAATTCGGCCTGGAGGAAGGAACCTTCAATATTCCAAACGGCGCATACACGGACGCACCACCAAAGCCCAAAGCTGGCCGCTGGCCGCTTCGAGTCGATGGCGCATGGGTCCTTGTTGAAGACTTCCGCGCCGTGCCGCTATGGGTCACGGACACGGCTGCCCGATACGTCATCGGATCCACACATGAAACCGCTACCGGCCCCATGCAGTATCCTGGCTGGGGCCCTCTGCCTGCGTGGCTGACGATACACCGGCCAGAACCCTTAGATCAGTAAGTAGTGCAGCCACAAACATCGATTCATTTGTAATACGCCCAGCCACAAAGCGCGCTTCGTGCGCGCGCGAGGCCAAGCCCTCAGAATTTTAGCGATCCCCGCCCGAGGTAGAGCGGGATTCAGCTCAACTCTCTGAGGGCTTTTTCATGGCACTTGATCAATACCATCACGGCGTCCGGGTTGTCGAAACCGACGACGGCACCCGGCCGATCCGCACTGTATCCACCGCTATTGTCGGCTTCGTGGCCACCGCCGAAGACGCTGACCCCATCAGCTTTCCGCTCAATACCCCGGTCTTGGCCACCAACATTGCCGCCGCCGCCGGCAAGGCCGGCACCAAGGGAACGCTCGCGCGTACCCTGCAGGCCATCGGCGCACAGACCAATCCCGCCACCATCATCGTGCGCGTGGCCGAGGGCGCCACGCCGGCGGAAACCACGTCCAACGTCATCGGCGGCACCGACGCCAGCGGGCGCTATACCGGCATGCGCGCACTGCTCGCCGCCCAGAACACCGGGCCGAAGCTGAAACCTCGGATCCTGGGTGCTCCTGGCCTGGAAAATACGGCCGTCGTCGCGGCGATGGCCGAGATCGCGCAGAAGTTGCGCGGCTTTGCCTACGCGAGCATTCCCGATTGCCCGACCAAAGAAGAGGCCGCTGCGTTTCGCGAGGGGCTGGGACAGCGGGAAATGATGCTGATCTGGCCCGACTTCCTGGGCTGGGATACCCGTACCAATAAGGAGGGCATCATTGCCGCGTCTGCCACGGCCCTGGGCCTGCGCGCCAAGCTGGACAAGGAAGTGGGCTGGCACAAAACGCTGTCCAACGTCGTCGTCAACGGCGCCACCGGCATTAGTCGGGATGTCTTCTGGGATCTGCAAGACCCTGACACGGACGCCGGCTATCTGAACGCCAAGGATGTCACCACGTTGATCAATCGCACGGGCTACCGCTTCTGGGGTTCGCGTACCTGCGCAGGACCGCAAAGCCTGTTCCCGTTCGAGAACTACACGCGTACCGCCCAGATCATCGCCGACACGATGGCCGAGGCGCATATGTGGAGCGTCGATGCGCCGCTGAATCCTTCGTTGGCGCGCGACATTATTGAAGGCATCAATTCGAAATTCCGCAGCCTCAAGGCCAACGGCTACATCATCGACGGCAGCGCTTGGTACGACGAAGCGCCGAACACGAAGGAAACGCTCAAGGCCGGGCAGCTCACCATCGACTACGACTACACGCCGGTTCCCCCGCTCGAAAACCTGGGATTCCGTCAACGCATCACGGATCGCTATCTGGCTGACTTCGCCCAGCGTATCGGCGCCTGACCCTTCGGCGGCGCGGTGACGCGCCGTCGCCCACTATCTCAACGGAGCAACAACCATGGGCATGCCCTCCAAGCTCAAGAACATGAACCTCTACAACGACGGCCAGAGCTATCTGGGCGTCGTTACCGCCGTCACAAAGCCGAAGCTCACGCGCAAGATGGAAGCATTCCGCGCTGCCGGCATGCTGGGATCTGCCAAGGCCGATTTCGGCCTGGATGATGACGCCATGAAGATGGAATGGACCATCGGCGGCTACGTCAAGCAGATCCTGCAGCAGTACGGCGCCGTGGGCGTTGACGGCGTGCAACTGCGCTTTGCCGAAGCGTATCAGCGCGACGACACGCAGGAAGTGGATTCCGTGGAAATCATCGTGCGCGGCCGCCACTCCGAGATTGACCGGGGCGAATCCAAGGTAGGCGACGACACGGAGGTGAAGATCACCACCGAATGCGTCTACTACAAGGAAACGCTCAACGGTGAAACTCTCTACGAAATCGATCTGCTCAACATGATCCAGATGGTCGGCGGCGTCGATGTGACCGAATCCCTGCGCCGCGCCATCGGCCTGTAACCCGTTCCTCCCCTTGCACCCGGAGCCATCATGACCCACCCCACCCAATCCACCGAAGCCCAGCAACTCCCGGCCGTGCCTGCCGTCGCCAATTCCGATGTACAGGTTGTTGTGCTGGATTACCCCATCAAGCGCGGCGCCGGCGACATCACCCAGCTGACGATCCGCAAGCCCAAGGCGGGTGCCCTGCGCGGCGTCACGCTGATGGCCATCGCCCAGATCGACGTGAAGGCGCTCGAAATCGTGCTGCCGCGCATTTGCGATCCCATCCTTGCGCCGGGCGAAATCATCAACATGGATCCGGCCGACCTGATGTCGGTGGGCGCGACGGTGGCCAGTTTTTTTCTGAGCAAAGCGGACAAGTCCGCCTTCCAAACGTCGTAGAAGACGCCATGGCGGATATCGCGGTCGTGTTTCATTGGCCCCCGGCCGCGATGTATCCCATGGACCTGCAGGAACTGGCCGAATGGCGCGAGCGCGCCCGCGTTCGCATCGAGAGTGAATAGGTTTACGCCATGGACAAGGCGCTACAGCTGCGTGTCATCGCTGCCATACAGGACAAACTATCGGGGCCGCTGAACAAGATCAAGGGATCGTCCGCAGCGTCCGCCCAGGGCGTTGCCGACCTGCGCAGCAAGCTCAAGGCGCTGGACACCGCCCAGCGCGAAGTCGGCAGGTTCCGCGAGATCTCCCGAGGCCTGCAAACCACGCGCGCCGACCTGGCGGCCGCGCAGCAGCGCGTGGCCGGTCTGGCGCAGCAGATGCAGGCGACAGCCTCGCCCACGCGAGCCATGACGCGCGAGTTTGATAGGGCGGTACGCGCGGCCCAGCAGCTCAAGGAAAAACACGGTCAACAATCCATGGAGCTGCAGCGCTTACGCGAGAACTTGGGGCGCGCTGGCATCTCCACGTCGAATCTGGCGCGCGATGAGCGCGGGCTGCGCCAACGCATCGATCAGACATCCCAGGCGCTGGATAGGCAAACCGCCAAGCTGCAGGCCGCTGCGAGGCATCAGCAGCGTTTGGCCGCCGCGAAAGAGCGCTACACGTCCGGGCGTGCGGCCGTGGGCGCAGCCGCCGGCACCGGCGCGGCAGCGCTCGCCGCCGGCGGTGGCATGCTGTACGCCGAGAGTAAGTTCGTCATGCCTGGGATTGATTTCGACGCCAGCATGAGCAAGGTTCAGGCGCTGGCCCGACTGGAGAAAACCAGCGAAGAAATGAAGGCCCTGCGCAAGCAGGCCCGCGACCTGGGCGCGGAAACCATGTTCTCCGCTGGGCAGGCCGCCGACGCGCAAGGCTTTCTCGCCATGGCGGGTTTCACACCGAAGGCGATACTTGCCGCCATGCCCGGCATGCTGTCGCTGGCAAAAGCCGGCGATACCGACCTTGCGCAAACGGCGGATATCGGCTCCAACATCTTGACCGGGTTCAAGCTTCCGGCCGATCAGATGGGCCGCGTGGGCGATGTGCTGACGGGCGCATTCACCCGCTCGAACACCAGCCTTTACATGCTGGGCGAAACGATGAAGTACGTGGCCCCTGTGGCCGCCGGCCTGGGCGTGGACATCGAGACGGCGGCCGCCATGGCGGGCAAGCTGGGCGATGCGGGTATCCAGGGCAGCATGGCCGGCACGGCGATGCGTGCGATTCTCGGGCGCCTTGCCGCGCCTCCCAAGGCTGCGGCGGACGCGTTGGCGGAGCTGGGCGTCAAGACGAAGGACGCGAAAGGCAACCTGCGCGATCTGCCCGCCATCCTGGCTGAGATCGACAAGAAAACCCAAAAGATGGGGTCGGCGCAGCGCGCCGGCTTCTTCAAGCATATTGCCGGCGAAGAAGCCTTCAGCGCCCTGCAGGTGCTGACCGACCAGGCCGGCCAGGGTGAATTGCAGAAATTCGTCGGGACGCTAAAGACCAACGCAGGCGACGCCGACAAGACCGCAGGCACGATGGCCGACAACATGCGCGGCTCGCTGGACGAGCTTTCCAGCGCTTGGGAAGACCTGGGCATTCAGATCTACGAGCAACACGACGGCGCTTTGCGCAAAATGGTCGTCCGCTTGGCAGATCTCATCGGCAGCGTGAAAAACTGGGCAGCGGCCAACCCTGAGCTTGCCAGCACCCTCACCGCGATAGCGGGCGGCCTGGCGGTGCTGATCGCGGGCTTTGGCGCGCTCACGCTGGCGCTGGCCAGCATCCTGGGACCGTTCATCATCATCCGCTACGGCCTGTCGCTGATGGGCATACAGTCGGGCAGCCTGTTGGGCCTGCTGGCCAACCTCGTACGCAATGGCTTTGGCATGCTGGGCAAGGCCATCTTGTTCGTTGGTCGCCTTTTTCTGGCCAACCCCATCGGCTTGGCCGTCACCGCCATCGGCTTGGCGGCCTATGCCATCTATCGCTATTGGGAGCCGATCAGCGGCTTTTTCAGCGGGTTATGGTCGCGTATCACCACCGCCTTTAATTCGGCCGTGCAATGGCTTTCCGGGCTTCTGGCGGGCTGGGATCCGCTGTCGGTTCTGGGCGCTGCCTGGGGTGCGGTCTCGGGATTCTTTGGGCAGATCTGGCAATCTGTCACGCAGGTCTTTGACGGCGGCCTGGCCGGCGTCGGTGCGATGCTGCTGAACTGGTCCCCGCTGGGCCTGCTGTACCAGCCGATAGCCGCCGCGCTGGCGTCCCTGGGCGTGTCGCTGCCGGGCAATTTCTCCGAGTTCGGCTCCATGCTGGTGCAAGGCCTTATCAACGGGATATCCAGCATGGCCGGCGCGCTGAAAGAATCCATTTCCAACATGGGCAGCGGCGTGATCGGCTGGTTCAAGGAAAAGCTGGGTATTCACTCGCCAAGCCGGGTCTTTGCGGACATGGGCGGGTTCGTGTCTGAGGGCGCGGCCGTCGGCATCAAAGCCCAGCAGCCTGAGGCCATGAAGGCCGCTCAGGCGCTGGCCGCATCCGTTGCGCTAAGCGGCGCCATGCTGGCCCCCGGCGCACTCGCTGCACCAGCGGGCATCGACACCCAACAAGCGGCGGCCCGCTTCGACATGCGCACGCCCATGGCCACCGCGCCGGCCAGCGCACCGCGCCAGATCACCGTCCAGGGCGACACCATCAACATCACCATCCAGGGCGCGGGGATGAGCCAAATGGACCTGCAGCGCGCGGTTGAAACTGCCTTGCGCCGCGTCCAGGCGGACAAGGATGCGCGCATCCGCTCCGCCTATATCGACCGAGACTAGGAGAATTCGCCATGATGATGGCACTTGGCATGTTTGTATTCGGCCTGCCCACGGTCGCCTACCAGTCGCTGCGGCGCAGCACCGAGTGGCGCCACCCGTCCAACGCCCGGATGGGCGCACGCCCCGCCTATCAATACGTGGGGCCGGGGGAAGACACCATTACGCTCAGCGGGACGGTCATTCCGCAGATCATGGGTTCGTCCGGATCGCTGCAGCTGCTGCGTCGCATGGGCAACACGGGCAAGGCTTATGTGATGGTGGACGGCTTGGGGACCGTACACGGCGCATTCATCATCGAGCGGCTGGAGGAAGAGGGATCGATGTTCTTCATCAACGGCGTGGCGCAAAAGACGGACTTCACCATCACCCTCAAATGCGTGGACGACGCCCAGGCGCGCGGCCTGCTCGATGACCTGCAGATTCCCATCGACAAGATGGACGGGTCTGTCATGAATTGGGGTGTCTGATGTTCGCCGCCCAATCCGCCGAATCCGCGGCCGCCGGCCAGCCGCCCGAGGCCTACCGCTATCCGCGCCCCATCTGGCGCGTCATCGTTGACGGCAAGGATGTCACGGGCAATGTCCGGCCACGCCTTCAAAGCCTGACCATCACGGAATGCCGATCCGACCAGGCGGACCAGCTGGATCTCGTTCTGGATGACCATGATGGTCGCCTGGAGCTGCCCGCCCGGGGCGTGTCTGTACGTGTCCTGCTTGGCTGGGAAAGCACCGGCCTGGTGGACAAGGGCACCTTCGAGGTGGATGAGGTGGAATTCAGCGGCCCGCCCGACATCATCACGCTACGCGCTCGCAGCGCCGACATGAAATCGGCCTTGCGCACGCGCTCCGCGCGCAGCTTTCACGGCACCACCATCAAGGCCATCGTGGAAACCATCGCCAAGGCGCACGGCCTTACCGCCGTCGTCGGCACCTTCGGCAATACGAAGGTGCAGCACATCGACCAGACCGACGAATCGGACCTCGCGTTTCTGAACCGCATCGGCAAGCGGTACGACGCCGTGGCCACAGTCAAAGACAAGCGGCTCTTGTTCCTGCCCATCGAGCACGGCAAGACCGCCAGCGGCAAGGACATGCCCACCATTACGCTGTCGCGCCGCGATGGGGACCGGATCCGGTTTCACATCGCCGACCGCGATTCGTACACGGGCGTGCGCGCATCCTGGCAGGACAAGGGTAAGGCCAAGCGTCGGCATGTGCTGGCGGGCGTTATCGGCAACGCCAAGCGCTTGCGTCAGCTCTATGCGAGCGAGTCGGATGCACTGGAAGCGGCGCGCGCGGAATGGGCACGTATCCGGCGCGGCATGGCCACGTTTGAAATGGATCTGGCGTATGGTCGCCCGGACCTGTCGCCTCAGACCAAGATCCAACTCCCGAGCCTGAAAGCGCCGCTCAATGAATACACCTGGCTCAACGTGAAGCTGGTGCATCAGCTCGACGGCAACGGCTTGACCACGAAGCTGGAGGCGGAAACCGCAGAAGCGGCAGACGCACGCGCGGAGGACGAAGCCCAATCCGGCGGCGATCTGCCTGCGGTAGATATCGAGGACGCGGACTAAGCGCCGCGCTCCCCTACCGCTGAACGTTCACCATCACCTTCACCACCAACTGCACCGCGCCGATCTGAATGTTGTTATTGCCTGTGATCGACTGGCGCGGCGCAGTTTCACCCGAGATCTGAGTATTCCCCTCTCCCTCTATCGTCTGGGCAGCGTTCGCACCGTCATAGGCGGGACGCTCCGGGCGCTTTTCCTTTGCGGTCTTCAACTCTGCGTGGAGCGTATCCAGCACGTCTGCCGGCGTGGTCCCGCCGTGGAGCTGATGGAGAAAATGAACGTTCGATCCGGGGTCATGAGGCTTTTGCATTGCTTTTCTTCCTACTGTGCATGGCCGGCTCCACACGGGCATTCAATCCGGTCAACACCCGCAGCCCTTGCCGGCTTATGAGGGCGTCACCCCCCACCCTGACCCCGTTCAAGCTCTACGCTGCGAGATCTAGAACCAGATTCACCAGCTGCTCAGTCGAAGCTGCCATTTGCGCCTTGCTGGCGCGAAACAGCGCATCTGCGGCTTTGCGCTTCCTAGCCGGCTCCATCTCCCGCCCCGTCGCTTCCAGTGCCATCTCGAGCGTTTCCCAAGCCTTGCCGTAGCGGTCTAGGTCTGCCTCCAGATCCTGTTCAGAGATGGCCCGCATGCCCGTCACGATGTACAGCACATCCACGCCGGCAGTGGCGGCACGTTCCAGATAAGCCATATCTGGTTGCCGCAACCCCTTCTCATAGTTCGCTTGAGCACCTCTTCCAACGCCTGCGATGGCTGCAAATTCTCCCTGCCCATACCCAAGACGCACGCGCTCCTCGGCCAATCGTTCATTTGATGATGTCATTTGATATCAATCCTGTTGACTGATGTTCTCGTTTGGAAGCATAATCACTCCGTCACGTCACCAAGCAGAGTGTCACGCCATGCAACATACACCATCCAAACGCCAGGTAGCGCCCAAACGAACGCAACGCCCCATGGTGGGGCTGCGTATGGACGCAGAGGAATTTGAACGCTGCAAAGCGTTTGCTGAGGCCGACGCCCGCTCCGCCGGTCAATTCGCCCTTTTGATGTACCGGCGCGGCCTGGAGAGCTGGGAAGCCGAGCGCGCCGCTGGCAAGCCTCCCCGCCGACGCTAAGGCCATCCGATGAATCAACTCGGTCAGCGGTGCCCCCACTGCGGTACGTGGGCGACGGTCAGACACAGCATTGAGCTGTCGCCCACGGTGCGCGCGCTGTACTTCACGTGCCGCGCTCTTGGCTGCGGCCATACCTGGAAATCGCACCTAGAGATGGTTTGCACCATCACGCCGTCATTGGTCGCCAATCCGGCTGTGCATCTGCCTCTTTCGCCCAAAAGCGAAAACCTCCGCCTTCTGTCGGCCAGCAAAGCCGACCCTCGCCAACAAAGCATGTTTGGAGACCACGATGAGTAAATCAGCCCTTTCCCTGGTGTCGAGATCTACTGACTGGAACCGCAGTTTTCTAGCGGACCAGGCACATCAATTCTTGGCCGTCGAGCTGCAACAGGGCGCCCGCCCCACCGTTCTCCGCGACAACCTTTTGCTTGAGCGCTGCACCGCTCATCTGATGGCCATGGCGAACTGCTCGAAGCGCACGGCCGCAACACAAGCGGCGCAGGCAATCGCGGAGATATCCAGCGCCCGCAGCCGCGTCAGCCTGGACATGGACCGCAGCACGAGCCATGCCCTTTTTGTTGTTGAACGTGCTTCCGGCAATACCCGCGTGATTTCCGCCGCCGAGCTTGGCGGCATTCTGGACGCCTACGACGCCGCCCAGGCGCGCCGTCAAGTGCGACCCCACTAACCCCCTATCCCCTGTTTTCCGTCTAGCTGGCGGGCGTTCTCGCGCCCGCCACGGGTAACTGTTTTCTGAAGGAATTGAATATGCCCGCCATTTCCGTGCACGCCCGCATCGAGGCACACATGGACGACGATGAGGTAAAGGCGTTGGCCAAGTTGACCGCATACCTTGTTCGTGGCGCCTATGAACCGGGGCAATCCCTGTTTCTGACTGCCGCCGCTGGCGATGCCGCCGTGTCCGGCCACATGCTCACCGCTGCCTGCGCCGTCCACGCCGCCGCCATGCGCGCCCTGCGCGAACGCAACCTGACGGCTTGATCATGAAGCCCGATATTCACCGCGAGGTCATGGAGCGCCTACAGGCGTACGACTTCAAAGATCGCTCCGACTGGCTTCGCCAAGGCCGATGCCCTGCCTGCAACAAGAAAGAGCTTTACACGAACGCGGAGCATCCATGGGTGCTGCGGTGTGGCCGATTGAACAACTGCGGCTACGAGGGCCACGTAAAAGACCTGTTCCCGGAGATATTCGATCACTGGTCCACTCGCTACGCAGAAGAGGCCAAGACCAACCCGAACGCCGCGGCTGATGCCTATCTCGCTCACGCGCGCGGATTCGACATTTCCAAGCTGAAGGGCTGCTACACGCAGGAGACTTATCACGACCGCGAGAAAGGCATCACATCCGCAACGGTTCGCTTCCCCGTTGCGCGGTCCTATTGGGAACGCCTGATAGACCAGCCTAGTCGCTTCGGCAAGAAGAAGGCCCGCTTCCAATATGGCGGTAGCTACGTGGGCGAATGGTGGACCCCGCCCGGGTTCGATATTGCCAAGGTTGCCGAACTGTGGCTCGTCGAAGGCATATTCGACGCGATAGCGCTCTGGTCGGTCGGGATCCACGCCGCCGCCCTGCTCTCCTGCAACAACTACCCCAGCGTTTCCCTGCGCGCGGTGGCGGACGCACGCCCCAACAACCTCCCACATCTGGTTTGGGCGCTCGATGGGGATAGTGCTGGCCGCAGCTTCATCCGCAAGTTCGTAGAACGCGCCCAGGACGATGGCTGGACCTGCAAGGCCGCCATCATCCCGCAGGACGGACGCATAAAGCGCGATTGGAATGACCTGTATCTGCTAGACCGCAACACCGAGGATCCCGGCAAGCACCGCCTTTCCGCCGAAGGGCGCAAGCTGTATTTGCACCACGGTGCGGTGCTGCTGGCCAAGTCCGCCACGGAAAAAGCGCTGCTCCAGTATGAACACGACAACAGCCGCAGCGAGTTTGATTTTGAATTCGGCAAGCGCCTGTACTGGTTCCGCATGGATGTTGACGCATACCAGAAGGCCATGGATCGCATCGGGAACGAGGCGAAGGAACAACTTTCATCAGAAGAACTGCGCGCGCTCGCGCTGCGCGAAGCCGGCGGTATCCGCCCCATTTCGAACTGCTATCCCACCCCGCTCTACTTCCAAGAGAACAAGCTAACGGACGAGAGCTGGTATTACTTCCGCGTCGAATTCCCCCACGACGGCCCACCCGTGAAGAACACCTTCACGTCATCCCAGGTATCGACCGCCAGCGAATTCAAGAAGCGCCTCTTGGCCATCGCCCCGGGCGCCATGTTCTCGGGCCAGGGCCACCATCTGGACAAGATGATGGAGCGCCGCCTCTACAACATCAAGCGCGTAGAGACGGTTGACTTCACCGGGTACAGCCGGGATCACGGCTGCTTTGTGTTAGGCAAGCTGGCCGTCAAGGATGGCGCAGTCTTTCACGTCAACGCTGAGGATTACTTCGACATTGGCAAGCTGTCGGTGAAGTCTCTCAGCCAGTCGGTGGACCTGAAAATCAATGAGGACGTCAATGACTACAAGACGGATTGGTTTGGCCGCCTCTGGACCGCGTTCGGCCCGCGTGGCACCGTGGCGCTAGCCTACTGGCTCGGCTCACTATTTTCTGAGCAAATTCGCGCCTGCCATGGCTTCTACCCATTCCTTGAAATCGTTGGCGAGGCAGGCTCCGGAAAATCGACTCTCATCGACTTTCTATGGAAGCTGCTGGGCCGGGAGAACTACGAAGGCTTCGACCCGTCGAAGGCCACCGTGGCGGCCCGCGCGCGCAACTTTGCGCAAGTATCAGGCCTGCCCATCGTCCTCATCGAATCAGACCGCGAACGGCTCTCCGAAGAAAAGACACACGTTAAATCGTTCGATTGGGACGAACTGAAGACGGCCTTCAACGGCCGCAGCATCCGTTCGCGTGGCGTGGCAAACGGTGGCAATGAAACCTACGAACCGCCGTTCAGGGCATCCATCGTCATCGCTCAGAACAACGAGGTCAACGCGTCCGAAGCCATCCTTTCCCGCATTGTCCACGTCCGCATCGACCGTTCCGAACAATCGCCGGCGTCCTATGAGGCCGCGCAGGCTCTGGCAGCAGCGAGCGTTGAAGAGGTATCCCATTTCATCCTGGCGGCCGTAAAGCGCGAAGCGGACGTAATGAGCGTTGTGAAAGCGCGCATGCCAGTCTATCGCCAGGCGATCTTAGACCGCCGCGAGGTGCGCATGATCCGAATCGGGGAATGCCACGGTCTGCTCATGTCATTGTTGGATGCGCTGAAGATTCTCGTCCCGATGAGCGACGAGCAACACGCGGTATCCGTTCAATACGTGGCCGGCATGGCCACAGCGCGCCAAGTGGTCCTCAACGCGGATCACCCCTTGGTGCAGGAATTCTGGGATGCCTATGCGTACCTGAATGGCGACGATGAAATGGCGCCTCAGCTGAATCACTCCTGCGATGAGGACGTGATAGCTGTGAACCTGAACCAGTTTATTGAGGTCGCCTCCAGCCATCGCCAGCAAGTTCCGGCGCTACGCGACTTGAAGAAGGTTCTCCGCACCAGCCGCAAATTCAAGTTCCTGGGCGTCAAGACCGTCAAGAGCCGGATGCGCCAGAACAGCAGCCAAGCGGGTAGCGCCATGGCATCTACGGTGCATTGCTGGGTCTTCAAGAAGGGGGCATGAGCATGGTGAAGCCCTCTCCCGCAATGCTGACCCAAGCCCACGCCGCAGCCGATCTACGTGGCACGCTGGCCGAAGCCATGCGCTCGCCCGTGTTGGCCCGCTGCCTCGAAATCACCGCCTTGGCGCTCGCTCATCCGCGAGCTGGTGAATTTCGGCCACCACCAGCGGCGCCGCCGCTGCGCCTGCCCGCCGCTAGTACCCCCTACACTACGCTGCCCCGCGACTACAAGCGCGCGAGTGCGGCAGATATTGACGAGTGAAACCATGCACACCAATAAAGACCATTACCCCGCTATCTGCGCAAATCTGTTTTGGGATGCCTTCGGCCCCGAAGGCATCGCCGCCCTCGCCTACTGGTACGGCGCGCAATGCAGCAACTACCTCATGCAGGATTGGACGCGCTTCCCCCTCATGCAAGTCTATGGGCAGGCTGGCACGGGTAAGGACGCGCTCATTGAGTTCTTGTGGAAGCTGCTTGGCCGAGACTGCTATCTCGGATGGATGCCCCATAAGATGACACCAGCCGCGCTCGCGCGACAGCTCGATGAGAATGATGGCCGACCTGTTGTATTGATCGAACTCGATTCAGCCCCGGAAGGACTCGAGCTGATCAACGTGTTTGCGGGCAATCGCCCGTATGAGGTTTCCGATCGCGCTTCCGGCCAGCCCTCGAAACAACACTGGTTCCATGGAGCGGCCCTCTTTGCACCCGAATCACAGCACTCATTGTCCGCCGAACTGCAACATCGGATGGTCAACGTACAGCTTTGTCATCGGTCGAAGGATTCAGCTGCGCAACTTGCGATGGTCCCCGTCGACCTGCTGGCAACATTTTCGCGTGACGCGCAGCGGTCAGCCAGCTCCGGCGCCGGCCTCATTACACGGCGTGCCACGAAGTATCTGCAGGCGCTCACGGATAAGTACAGGCTGCACGATCAAACCCTTTTAGACACGTACTCCCGCGTGATGGGAATGGTCGATGCGCTCACGCTGATTGTTCCACTGTCGCGCGCCCAGGTGGACACCACCATGCACCTACTGGCTCATGCAGCCAATCAGCAAAAGCATCGTTCCGATATGGATGCGTCCAGGTACGGCACCCTTGATGGGCTGGCGAGTCAAACGCGGGGGACGCCAGTATGAGCGACAAGACGAGCACACCGCCCACTGCCTCCACGGCCATCATCTTGTATATGCGATACGGCCGCATGCGATTGACTATGGGCGAGCTGGCCACCGAGCTAGGCATAAAGGAAGGCTCGTTGCGAAACTTGATCTCTGACGACAAGTGTGCGGTCCCCACGTACACCGAAGGCCGCAACCGTTACGCCGACGTGCGCGCTGTCGGGGAGTATCTGGACCAGCGCTACCGCGAGGCGGCACTAACCGCCGCAGTCTAAGCAACGCGCTTTGGCATCGGCAGGACTTTGTTATGAAGTCCTGCCGGGTCAATTTGGGTGTACCTCTTGAGCTGGCGCCAGTCCTTATGTCCGGACACGGCGGCCACTTCGGGAATCTGCCAGCCTGCTTCAAAGAGGCTGCTCACGGCCTCATGGCGCATGTCGTGAAAATGCAGGTCTTTAATCTCCAGCGTCACGCACGTCCGCGTGAATAGCTGGCTCACCGTCGCGGCGCGGTACGGGAAAATCCGCCCGTCTGGAGTGTCGCGCGGCTGTCGATCAATCGCCGCCCACGCCTCGCCCAGTAGCGGAATGGGTTGATCGTTCCCGATCTTTTGCTTAGGGTGCTTGCGGTCTCGCACGATGATCAGCTTGCGCACGTCGTCAAGGTCGGCCCAGCGGATGCGGAATATCTCGCCCTGGCGTAGCCCCGTATTGATAGCCACCGTCAGCACATCCACCATATAGGGGAAGTGCTCGGCGAAGTATTCATACAGCTGTTCCAGCTCCTTGGCCGTGGGCCGGCGGTCGCGTTTGTTACCCGGGCCGATCAGTCCAAAATGGTGCAGCGTCGGCCGGGCGTCGCCAACCGGATCCCCGATGCGCAGGTTGAGAATGCTCTTGGTGTGGCGAATTGCAGTCCCCAGCTTGGACATATGCATGTTGACCGTGTAAGGCCCGGCGCCAGCACGCTGGCGACGCTGGCACCAGGTCACAAGGTGCGAGGTGGCCAGCTTCTCAAGTTTCACCTGCCCCAGCCCGTCGTCCTCGGCCGCGAGGTGCTGGAGCATGTAATCTTCATTGGACTTGGACTTGATCGGGCGCCCCGATTCCGCCCGCAGCTCGCGGTACTTCTCAATCAGCTTGGCCACCGTCATGGATGCGGTTTCGGCCGAGCTTCCCTCGATCTCCAACGCCCAGCGCTGGGCCTCGATTTTGGTCTCGAACGTCCTGCTGATAGACTTGCGTCCTGCCTTGCGTACCTGGGCGCGCCACTTGGCGCCGATCTTGACTATCGCGGCCAT